GCCATATTTTACTCTCTGTTTTTCAACCCATCTTTTTTGTTTCATTGCCGTGACTAATTTAGGTCGTTTTCCATAAATTGAGTGTAATCGTAAATGATGCATATGGCACAGCGTCACAGCTTCATCGTAAAGTTCTTTTTCGTGCTTTTCTATAAATGTTTCCCTAGCACTTAATATATCTTCTTCGGTTTCAACTTTTATACCTTGTTTCTGAATCCAATGGTCTAAAAGTTCTGTCAGTCCAAAGAAGTGATGAAAATCTAAATTTTCGGTTTCACCGCAGATATAACATTTATCATTCTTACGGTATCTTGATTTAGCTTTGTCTCGAACATATTTAACCAAATCTCTCTTTAAATTCATTATTTTACTCTTTTTAGAATTATAGCAAAAATAACATATAATGTCAAATGTTATTTTTGATAGGGGTCTTAAAAACTTGTCGCTGTAGTCTCGAATGTATACAGGGCATATCGGATTGCATCAGCCATGTGCGATGCTTGATTATGCTTCGGCTTTTCTTTTAATAAATTAGGATTTGGGTCCCACTGATATTGGTCTAACGCCATGAGTGATTCACGACAAGTTTGATTAACAATAAGTTTATCATTATCTATCACTCCTGCAACATGACCTATACCATCTAGTACTGATTTTTTAGCGTTTATAGTACTAATATCATAGTTTTGTGCAAAGTCAAATCTTGTTTGTGCAGCAGCAGAGTCAATATAAATATAATCAATATCCCATTTATCAATTAATTTTTGTATTTCAGCGGCATGCTGTTCAGTAGTTCTTTCACTATTTAGATATTCATCTACTAAGTGGAACTTCTCTTCTTCCCAGTCATACGCTATTACACAAAATGCAGTAGGGTCTTTATATCCAACATCAAGTCCAGCAAATACGTCCATTTTTGAAGTATCAAACTCAGATAAATCTGCTACACATTGTTCATGATTGAATGTCCAAACTTGACCTTCAAATACATTAAAGTCTGCCATATATTCTTGAGCAAACTCAGCCTCTGACATTCCTTTCTTTGCTTCAACAATGTCTTGCTCAGATACTCTTGGATTTTCATGCCAGGTAGCTTTTATAGAACACCACTCAGGAAACTCATCACTAAATCCTCTGTGATAAAATTCAGCAAAATAATTATTTCTACCTCTAGGAGTAGATATAAATATAGCTTTTGAATTATCTTTATCAAGTGTAGGTCTAAGTGCTACATTGAAAGCATCTCTGCCATCAGTTAGTGCTGCTTCATCAAAAATAATTAAATCATAACTTCTACCAACTACTGAATCAACTTGATTGATTGACCCCATACGAATAGTAGAATTATTAGAAAGTTCAATTACTTTATCTTTAGCATTATCTCTTAGCATTTCTAAATCAAAGTGTTTAATTAGTTGTCTTTGTAAATCAAAAGAGATTTGTGATAGTGAATAGTTAGGAGACATTAATAGTACGTGACTATTAGGTATAAGACATACTAACTGTCCTATAATATTTGAGATGTAAGTTTTACCCTGCCTTCTAGCTACAGAGGCGCAAATAAATCTATACTTTGGATTACTTACTGCATTGATAAGTGCAGTTTGAGATGTATTAGGTTCTATTCCTAATAATTCTAAATAGGAATTTATAGGAAGTTTGATAAATCTTTCTTCTTTATCAAACTCCATTAAGTAGTCAGAAACTATATCACTTCTACTAAGTTCAATCAATGTATTGTCTCGAAATTAGTTTCATCTTCATCTTCACTCAATACAGGACTTAAAAATTCCTTGAGTTCAGCCATTTTGTATAAGTACAGGTAAGCACTACATAGTTGTAGGAAGTTAGATTCCTTCTTATTCAGTTTTCTAGCTCTCTGTAGTACTTCTAAAGTATTAATATCTTTTTGTACTATAGCTGCCATTTCATCTAGCCATGCTTGTTTTTTGTGTATAGTTTCTGCCATAATTATCTTCTTCTTCTAGGGAATCTAGCTCGTTTTGGATTTGCAGTTTTACCGAATCTAGGTCCGATAGCTTTTGGTGCTGCAGAATATCTGAATGATTCCATAGAGTTTGGGTTTTTCGAATTCACAGGAACTCCTGCCGCAGCATTCATATCACGAGTAACTCCTCTATTCAATTTATGCTTACGAATTTTTTGAGTATTGTGAACACCAGTAGGTCCGCTTAAAAAGCCTCCTTGTCTAGCCATAGCTCTCTCCGTTACTTAGCGCCTTGCGCTTTTTCTTTTGCTTTTATTAAATCGTCTTTAATATCAACTTTACCGTCCCAGTTCTTATCGTTTCCAATAATGATGTCCCAGAACTTTTTTAAGTATTCTTTAATTTTTAGCCAACTTTTCTTCAACATTTACTAACCTCTTAATTTCTGTTGTGTTATTTAATTTTAAAGACTTTTGAAGCTCCTTACTCCATAATAGTCTCTGTTCATATTTGGTTTGAAGTTTTTCTACCAATTCATGAGTTCTTCGAATCTCATCTAGTAACTCTTGCATGTTATCTCCTTCTTCGGCGCCTCCTCTTAGTGAACGTTTTGACATTAGTGGGTTTCCCTCCAACGCCTTGAGCTTTTGCTCTTTTCCTACGGACTGCCGACTTTTTCTCATTTGCGGTCATTCTTGCCGCTACTCGCTGAGGGACACACTTGGGATATCCTCCTCTTGCTGTCCTCGCTTTCTTACGACCACAAGGTGGGTGTTTACCATTTTTCTTTTTACGACTAATGTCTACCCAGTTCTCTTTGAACCAAGTAGTTAATCCACCTTTTGGTTTTGCCATTATCTTCCGACTCTACGCATGGCTACTTTATGAGCTTGCATAAAAGTTTTCCCTTCTAGCATAAGTTTTCTCATAAGAGTCATGTGTTTCTTGGTATGGTGTCTACGATGTCTACGCATTGCTGTTTGTTGTCTTTTAGTTAGACTTTTTCGTTTCTTAGCCATTATCCCATTCTATATCTGCCACCTCTTGCCTTATATGTTCTTACTAGCCAGCCATTTGCATAAGCACTAGGATATACCTTGAACTTCCTTTTTGCTTCGGCTTTCACTCGAGCATAAAGAGCTTTATTAGTAGGTACAGGTCTCTTTTTCTTAGCAGTCTTTCTTCTTCGCTTTCTAGTATGTCTTGGCATTATCTACAAGGTCTGTTCTTCTTACGAATTGCAGCTTGAAGTGGTTTAGGTAACTTCTTTTGTTTTGCTGTAAGACAAGGTTTCATTCCGCCTTTCTTTTTCTTACCATTCATTTTTCTTTTTCTATGGTGTACTGGCATAATTATTTCCTCTTTTTCTTACCTTTTTTCTTCTTTTTCTTTTTTCCTGTATGATAGGGCATTACTGTCTCCTAAGTCCAACGAGCTGGCTCGTCAGGACACTCTGCCCATCGAAGTTTAGTCTTGAGGGGCATAAAGCAACCACAAAGGTTGCAAAACTTCCAAAATTTATTTAGGTGTTCACACTCTAAACAAGTTTGATATCGTTTATGATGACTTTCCTTTACCTTTGCCTGCTTCGAATGCTGCGAGAGCATTTTCTTTTGTGTTATATCCAGCGATGGCACCATCGTATGTCCAGAATCCGTCTTTTTCATAAACTTTTGCCTTTTCTTTTTTAGATTTCATGTCTTTTGTTCCATATCCTGCGAGCATTACTCGCCTTTTTTAACCATGCTTGATACTTTTGATATCCAGCCCATTATCATTGTCTGCACATATTTAGCCCAGGTAGGTTGTGGAAGATTCCACCCAATAAATAGTCCTACAAGTACCCAAAAAATAGTATCTAACATATAATTCTCCTATAGTAGATTAAATAAAGTAATAATTAAACCTGCTCCACCAACAAGCAAACAACCAGCAGTAGAAATCATAATAGTTTCTATTCTGGTTACCTGTTTATCTATATTATCAAAGCGGTTAAATGCAGTTTTCCATCTTTCCGCACAGACAGCTTCATGCTTTGCAAGTTCTAGTGCCACTTCATCGGCTTCCATTGCTTTATCTCCTTCTTAGTAAACTTAAAGTTTTACTTTTAATTGTAATTATACCAAAAATATAGTTGATTGTCAAGTGCTATTTTTCGTTGGTCAAAATAGAACTTGAACTACTACCATTTAACCTTATCTGCCCAATATGCAGCAGACATTCTTCCTTTGGCTATGTTCCTTCTATGTCTTGCTTTAAAAGACTTTCGTTTAGCTTTCATTCTTGCAGACTCACCTTTTTTAGGTTTACCCGCAGTTTTAGCTCCCTGCTGTCCAAAGCGAATAGTTTTAATTTTATCTCCAACTTTTGCAACAACTATATGTGATTTAGTTGGATGACCAGGTGTTCTTTTTGGTTTGTTAAAACCACTAACGCCTGCTCTTGCGAGTCTTGGGTCTCGCTTTTTTCGTCTTGTTTTTCTTGGCATTGTTTGCCCTCCTTAAACTAGCTTTTCCTGCTCGGAATATTGAAGCTACAGTTTTCTT